GCCTTATACCGAGGAAGACCCGGAGCCAGACTTTTTTGATTGGACACCAGACCCGGATCGCAGCGCTACTACAGATTCCATTTATCTGCTTAAAGCAACAGGCAACTGGACAGAGGAAGATGAGCGCGTTGCCTTTGACCCCAGCAAACCCCCGCCGCGCCCGCTGGCCGAACTGGAAGCAGAGCACGATGCCTTTATGAAAGAATTGCTCAAAAACGCCAAACCCCTTTAAACACCTTATAAACAGTATTTGCACCGCCTTTAAGCGGTGCTTTTTTCGTGCCTAAAATTTTTAAACGAGGTGCTTTATGACCTGTGTTTATGCCCCGGTTTCGGGAACTATTGCCTGTTTTGATGACTTGCGGCAGGCTTTTGAGGATTTCAAAGAACTGCTGTGTGAGGCATTTGGCTGGCGGCGACACCAAAAAAGAAAGATCATTTGCAAAAAGTGCCCGTGCCGAAACCGTCTGCCTGACCGCCGCATGACCGGCTACCGAATCCCCCAGCTGCGGCCTGACCCGCACCCACATCTGCCGAGAGACCGGCTGAATAAGAAACACAGCCCCGCAAGGGGCTTTTGTTATACCCTGGCTCTGCGGGATGAAGCAGAGCGCCGCGATACCGGGACTGGCCGGAATAAAAAGGACAGCGGCACGATGGACACTGAAGATGAAGGAGACCCCTATGCTTGAATGGTTGAAGGCTATCCTTGGCGATGGCTACAACGAGGAAATCGACAAACAAATCAGCGCGGAAATCGGCAAGGGCTTTGTTGCCAAAGCCGATTTTAACGCTGCCAAAGAGGCCCAGCGCGGCACGGCTGAACAGTTGGCTGCCGCCAACAAGGAACTGGAAGAGTACAAGGGCATGGACATCGAGGGGCTGCGCAAAAGTGCTGCAGACTGGCAGGCTAAAGCGGAACAGGCCGAAAAAGATGCGGATGCCCGTGTGGCAGCCTTCCAGTTTGATGCAAAACTGGATCATGCTATCACCGCCGCCCGTGGCCGCAATGGCAAGGCCATCCGCGCCCTGCTGGACCTGGATGCGCTGCGCACCAGCAAAGACCCGGACAAGGACATTGCCGCTGCCCTGACTGCTGTGCAGAAAGACAACGGTTACA